GGCCGCTTGTAGCACGTTGCGCGCCAGTCTGCAGCACCGGGTCCGTGGCTGCCGACCTGCCGACCTGCCGACCTGTGACAACCACAGGGGAAACTTTCCTTTCAGCCCCCTAATACTTGGATCCCTTTTGTCGTACTAAGTTGGTTAGGTCGGCAGGTTGGCAAAGTCGGCAGTTTCGCTGAGAAATCGTCTGCCGACCTTCACAGGTCGCTGCCGACCTCAGGTCGACAGACGGGCGAAAAAATGCGGCCCGGCATACGCACGTCGCTTGCGTATCCGACCGGCTACTGAACCGTGGGCGGATACCAGCGGCGGTTGCTGCCGTCGCGCTGCTGGCGCCAGCCCAGCCGTTTCAGCACTTCCGCGACGCGCATCTGGTCGCCGCGCGTCCAGTGTTCCACCAGCTTATGCAGGGCGCTTTCCAGCACTTCCGCCGTCGACACGTGCGGCAGCTGGCCGACGTAGCCGGCGATGATCGGTTCCCACGGGTCCGACTCGAACCGGCTATCCTGCAGCGCATGCAGTTGCGGGAACCACAGTCGATCTGGATGCCACGGCACGCCGTGGCGGAACGTGTCGACGGCTTCCGCCCATAGCTGGTCACGGATGGTCCGCAGGCCGGTCAGATCGGTCCGGCGGACCACGACCGGCCAAAAGCGGCGGGCGCCGGTCGGATCGCGCAAGTACGTCTCGTCATTCGTGGTCCCGATGAACACGCATTGACGCGGGCGCGTGACCGAATAGCGACCGTACGATGGGCGGTAGACGTCGACCGTGCGGGAGACAAAGTCCTTGACGCGGGACACGGCGATGCCCCGGAACGCATCCAGCTCCGCGATTTCCACGATCCAGTGCCCTTGCAGGTCCTGCCCCGGGCGCTCGCCTAGCAGGTTCGGTAGCTGGGGGAGATAGAACGGGCCGGCGAGCGCGCGCACCAGTTCCGACTTCCCGACGCCCTGCGGTCCCTCGAGAATCAGCACGTGGTCCGCCTGGCAGCCCGGCTCATACAGGCGGGCGACGGCGGCGACCAGCGCCCACGTGCCGATCGCGGTCGTAATCGGGGAATCGTCGGCGCCGCCGTAGCGGGCAAGCCAGGTGCCCAGCCGGCCCGTGCCGTCCCAGGCGAGGGCGTCCAGGTACGCGCGCGCCGGATGCGTGCGGTTCGCGTCCGCCGCCTGCATGCACGCCGCGTGCGCCGTATCCAGGCCGACCGACCAGCCGCGTGTCAGCGCCGCCCAATGGGACACGTACACGAGGTCGCCGTCGCGGAGCTCGGCGCCGACGTGTGGACGGGTCAGGCCGGCGACCACGGGCACGGGCCGCGCCCAGATGACGCGATCCGCGAACGTGTCATGCTCGAGACAGCCGGCCCACGCCGGGTCACTGGTCAAGACGACGGCGAGGTCGCCCGCGCCGACGCGGACGCGTTTGCTGATGGCGCGCGGCGGCGGCGCGCCTGGGGGCGGCGTCGTCGGGGGGGCGTCCTCATCGGTCGGCGGCGGCGCGTCGGACCCGTGTATCGTCTCCTGTGTGCGAATGCCGCGTGCTTCCAGATCGGTCCGCGCGCGCGCGACGGCGTCCGCCGGCAGCGCCGCCAGCACGTCATCCGTGGTCAGGTCGCCGCAATGCCCGTGCGAACAGTGGAACCAGCCCGTGCCGCCGGGTCGATGCGGCGCGTAGACGATGGTCGATCCGTTCCAGCGTGATCCGGTCGTGTGTTGATCCTCTTGCGGGCAGCGGCAGGTGTTCTTGTCTTGCCCGACCGGGCGCCCCAGCCAGCCGGCGACGGCCATCGCGGCGCCCAGCAGCCCGTCCTGGACCGGCGTGATCCCGGGCGGGACCATGGTGACATTCCGCGTATCCAGCCGGTGCTGCAGCCACGCCGGGACGGCGGCGATCGGGAGGTCGGCCAGGGCGTGGCCGATTTCCCAGACGTATGGACGCCCCGACAGATGCCCCGACGGGGCGGCGATGATGTATCCGCCGTCGGCTTTGACGTCGATGCCGCGCCCCAGCCCGTGGCGCGGGCCGCGCACGACGGGGCGGTCGGGGCGGCGAAACAGGACGTGGACGCCGCCGCCGCCGGTCAGCTGGCGGGGCGTGTCGGGCAGCGGCCCGTGCGTCCGCTCGAGGTCGGCCAGGGAATCATCGCCGCCGTTCCGTGGGTCGACGTCGACCACCAGCAGGCCGCTGGCGCCGGCGGCGATGGCGACGTGGGCGCGTGGCCAGGCGGACCACCAGCGCGTGATCGTCGGGACGTCGGTGGTCGCGTCCTTGACGCCGTTCGGCGTGCGGGGATGTTTCCCCGGCGATCCACACTGGCCGGCGGCGTCGCGCGAGCGATGCGACCGTGGACAGGCGCAGTCGGTGCCGTCGGGCGTCAATTCCCAGCACGGGAACACCAGCAACCCCTGCGCCGCGTAGGCCAGCGCGGCGGCGCCCAGCGGCGACAGGTCGGGCGTCGGGCCGGTCATGGCGGGTCCCCCGTCGCCCGGGTCAGGATCTGGGCGACTTCCGTGGACATTTTGACAAACCAGGCGCGGTGCCGATCCGGCAGGTCGTGGTACGCGTGCAGCAGCGCCGCGAAGTCGGGATCGAGGGGGATCGGGTCGGACGTGTCCGCGATCAGGCCGCGAATCCGGGGCGGGACGGCGACCTCGAGCGGCCCGCACGCCGCCGCCAGCGTGGTCAGCGCCTGGAACACGGTCCGAAAGGGCGCGTTCAGGCAATCGCCGGATTCCAGGCGCGAGATCGTGCCCTGACTCAGCAGGGCGACGTCGGCCAGCTTCATCTGGGACCAGCCGAGGACCTTCCGCGTCGCGCGGACGTCGCGCGCCAGGGCGGCGATGAATGCCGCCCACTGCTGGGCGTGCGTACTCATGCGGTCCGCGTGACCGGGTCCCCGTCCCGATCCGGCACGCGCGGCGCGTGGTGCACCAGTTCGGTCACGAAAATCTGGACGCCCACACGGAGGTCGCCGTCTGCGTATAGCTTGTGGATCAGCTCGTCCACGATCTGGGCATCGTCGGTCCACAGGACGGACGTGCACGCATCTTCGACGGCGCGCGCTAGCTTGAGCACGTCGGGGCGGGTCGTCGGATGATGCGGCGCCGACCGGCGCAGGTCGCCGTGCTTCGTCACGTGGGACCGTGGGCGCTTCACGTAGAACCACAGCGACACGCGGAGCGCGCCGGCCAGCGGTCCTCGTCGGCCCAGCGCCTGGGATGCCGCCAGGCGGATCGCCGCGCGCCATTCCTTGCCCTTCGGGCCGCTGGCGTCGGTCACGCTGACGTGGGTCCGTCCGTCCGTGCCCGCGATCGGGAACGCGCGTTTGCTGCCGGCGGCGACCGGCGATCCCGGCACGAAAAACTCAATCATCGGACCCGGCGCGGGCGTTTTTGGGGGGCGCCGCCGTCGCGGCGCTGGACCTCGAGCACCACGTCCCGCCCGTCGGGGCGGACGTCGATCACGTCATACGTGCCGCCGGGACCGGCGATCAGCAGATCTTCGACCGTGACGCCGGCCCGCACGGCTTCGCGGACCAGGCGCTCGAGCCGCGCGTGAAAATCCCCGACGCGCATGGCTAGGTCACGGTCCTTCCCAGCGCGTGCAAGCGTTCGACGGCGTCGGTCAGCGCCCACGCATGCAGTTCGTCCGGTGCGACGCGCCAGACGCCCCAGGGGGCGTACCAGTATCGGCTCTCTGTCCCGCCGTCTTTCGCTTCCGTGCCCGTGAACCAGCCCGCGATCCGCCAGTGCCGGTCCGCGCCGACCAGCAGCACGTAGATCGCAGACGCCGCGTCCGTCGGGCGGACCGCCAGGTGATCCGTCGCCCGATAGACGGACCGCACGTGGAAGCCAGCGACGTCGCCGGTCGCATGGTCCAGCGCGTCGCTGGGCACGTGGAAAATCCCCAGATGCTGCGCGAATGCCAGTTCCGCGATGGCGCCCTGAATGTCGCGTCCCCACGCCACGTCAGGCGGCGTCACGAAGCGGTCCGCTGCCCCGCGCGCGAGGGCATGTTCGCCGCGCGGCGGACGCCGATCGCGACGCCAAACGCGACGGCTGCCGCCGACAGGACGATGGTCGGCTGTTCGGGTCGTGCTCCCATGCGATTCCTCCGTGGTTCGGTTAGGGCGCTGGGTCCTGCGCGAACAGGCCGCGCTGCGCCGTGCGTTCCTCGATCAACCGGACGTACGCCGGATTCAGCTCGATCAGGACGGCGTGCCGTCCATTGCGTTCCGCGACTTCGCCCACGGTGCCGCTGCCGGCGAACGGGTCCAGGACCGTGTCGCCGCGTTTCGTCCCCGCGACAATGCAGCGCCGGGCGAGCTCAGGGGGGAACGTGGCGAAATGCGCGTCGGCATACGCCGCGATCGGGAACGTCCAGACGGACCGGCAGTTCCGGCCCGCCGCCGGATCGCCGCCGTACGTGA